ATTCATGAGCCTGTGACTGTGGTGGTTGGCTTATGAGCCAGTTTGGCTGGGGTTTGGTAGCCCTGGCAACTGAGGAGGACTTTGTCCCCGCATACCGTTGGGATAGGGAAGAGAGTCCCTACTACTCACTTCGTCCCGATCGATTTCTCATGGCGCTGGCTGAATCTCGTCGATTGCTCACTTATGCTGGTTTGCTGGAACATCAGGCAAAGTATCATGTCAGCTCCAGAGGAGGTGGTGGGCCCTCTGTGCAGACCCAGTCTCCACCATCTACATCCTCTAAAGATAGCCGACAGGACCGAGCCTCTGCGCAGGTCGGAAAGTCGGGGGCCCCCGCTAGAGCATCGACGCGAGGGAGCCGGTCTCGGCGTAAGTCATGCCCCAAGGGGCATTACTGGTCATACAAGCAAAAGAAGTGTTTGAAGTCTAAGTTTAAGTGATTTCACTTCTCCGAAGGGTTGCAGGGTAAGGTAAGTTGCCGGTATAATCAGCTGTGTTTAAGAACAGACAGTAGACGGCGTAAAGTCAATCTTGACCCCTGCACCTTTTGTGGATATCCCCAAATGGTCGCATGTTCACGCCATCAGTTGAACATTTGACAAGGTAACCTCTCAGATACCGCATAACGTCTGTATCTCGTTTCGGTTGTCTGAAGTCTACGCGATCTCCCCACTGGGCGGCCAGTTCCTTCATAGGTATCCTTCCCTCACTAGTGGCGAGGATATGGAGGTGGCCGTTGATCTCGTGTTCGGTCGTTTGTCTGATGAACGTACCGTCTTTCGTGAAAATCTTGTCTTCTGGCGCATGGCTAGTGAATTCGTAGAACCAATAGCCGCCAGCGAATGTCTCTTTCCATATTTTCATACGACGGAATCTTTTGAAGTCCTTGATCCACAGTTCTCGGTCCAGTTCTATGACACCGTCATATGGCGGCACCCCTGTGATGTTGGGCCGTGACAGTGTGATGAACCAAATGTCCATGCCACGATCGTGAATCTTCTGCATGGCACGCTTGGCTCTTTTCCAGCGTGAGTATTTGGTGTTGCAAGTTTTGCATCGTTCAGGGTAGATCGTCTCCCATTCGATCCATCTCCAGAGGAGTGCCGAGCGGTAGGATGTTTCCTTACCTGTCCACGAGTTCCTTCGGTACGACCTCATAGGGTTTGGACAGGCTTGGCAGGTGAAGCCTGCCTTATCTTGTTCTAGGGTACGCGAGCGAACATTGCTGATCGCGTGCCTTAGCCATTGAAGAATCGTAACTCCTGGTTTGGGTCTACTAATGGCGACGGAGCCCGCCTCCGCCCACGGTGGCATTGATCCAGAGAACTGTAAGGCATTTCTATCATGTATATTATAGTCAGATTTGTCTGAGCCTATAGGCTCTGTTAGTTTTGTACCTACTAAAGTATCATTAGCCACCGTGCTTCCCGTCCTTCTCTGTCGCAACGCGACTTACATGGGGGACTTTAATCTTGAAGAGTATAGGAGAAGGACGACTACAGTATATCGGCACCCAAGGTGGAGATACACTTTATTACAACATAGCCAAGGATCTTGCAGTTTTGAATGCTAGGAATGAGGAGATTACTGATCGTCAGGGGAATCTCTATGGCTATTGGTGTAAAGTTCAAACGGCTTCGGCGGCAAACGACGCTTTGACTCTGTCGTATTGTCCTAACACCTGGAAGGTCCGGAACGCTTTCCGGAAGTTCCACTTTGCTCGAGAGCATATGTTCCGTGAGGCAGGTGTGACGAAGAGGGAGATGGGGAAGTACGGCAGGACACTCCGTCCGTACTTCAATCAGGACCATCAGTCTAATGGTTCCCAGGTTCCCCGACTTATTGATGCCGGTACAATGGCCGTCGTTTCTACTACGGGTGGCGATTGGACCTATTCCACTCTAGCTAGTTCTCCTACAATGGTCGATGATGAGAACATGGAGGACGTTGCTCTTGCTCCTGTGGATGAGTGGACTTTGACTATCTTGGATTCCCATCGCGAAGAGGCTATTTCTGCGATGGTACAAGCATACAATCAAGATAGGATGGAGGAGATTCCCGATGCTACAGCGGATTCTTCTATTGTTGCTCTCAACAATCCCCTGGCTTCTCTTCGAACTCAGACTCTCACTACTGGAGAGATTCTTGAGATTGCCACGGATCAGCAACTTGAGGCACCGCCCTATGATGTGGCGGACACCGGAGACTCTACTCAGGCGTGTTATGACTATATGTTGGTAGGGGGCACTACTGCGGGAGCTACTGCGGCTATGCGCAATTGGGGTCTCTACTTTTTCCCTGCTGGTATTATTGCTTTGACTAATACTCAGAGTAACTCTAATGCTTTGGAGATTCAAGTTATTGGGAAAGAGCTGTGCAAGGATGTTGCTTGATCTCTCTAGCGAGCAAAAGCACTTCGTGCTAGGACTGTTCCTGGGCCTTGCTATTCATGAGCCTGTGACTGTGGTGGTTGGCTTATGAGCCAGTTTGGCTGGGGTTTGGTAGCCCTGGCAACTGAGGAGGACTTTGTCCCCGC